AATTTCACGGAACCTTTGTTATAATATGATCTCCTGGATGTTCTAGTGATGAGTAAGATTAGTAGAAGAATAATAAATATCCACATGCCTACTATGTAATAATTTTTTTTTTGATGGCGTTAAAGATTACCTTTTGGCTGCAATTCGTGTGGGTGTTCGTATTTCAAGCATGTCAAATTAACAAAGGGAGATGTAATATTCATTCCACGGTAAAAAAAAGATTTGGAAATAAAAATCAAATCTCGCACATGGTGGACGTGGACCAAGTCATAAATCCGGTGTATGCATATTGGGTTGCGGGATTCCACGATATGTCATTATATTAAACCGCTAACATAACTGGCACACAACGTGGCTGATCGCCACACCCCTCTCCATTTTGCAGCGCCACGTCATGACCTTTTGGTGGAGACCCGAAGAGTGCACGTGCACGGAAGACAAGCCGTGTGAAGGCGCACTCCTAAGTGCACACTTCCCTAACACATACTTTTCATGTAAAATGGTCGCGAGAGAAGAAGTGTGCACACACGTGTGGAGGAAGTACGGACGGAAGGTGTCAAGAAACGGTGAGTTCATAGAATATTTCAAGTGTAAGTTTTGTTCAATCAAAAAAAGATTAATATTGTAATAATTTACTCACAATGAGTACGTCTGCCTACACCACAACTCATTCAGGCCCGCGAATTCGAAAGTTAAGTGGATGAGGGCACCTACTATGAAGATGATCCACGGGGTAGACAAATTAATTTTCAATTGAGTGAGTGCGTAGAAAAAAGATGCATTCATGACACCCACGACGATCGCTTCAGGTAAAAGTGAAATTCTCATTATTACATGCAATTATTTTTTATTTACCCGATGATCCAAACCCGGACGAACCGCGTTCGGTGTCCGTCAAAGCTCTCTCTGAGACCTCCTGGACATCGGGTGTTTTACACTGCTCGAGGACGAGTTGAGCGACGCGATCTCCGGCTTTTCCCTCGAAGACCTCTTCGCCATGGTTGAAGAGGAGGATCTTAACTTCCCCTCGATAGTCGCGGTCGACGACGCCTGCTCCGACGTTGATCCCGTGACGGACGGCCAATCCGCTTCGTGGGGCGATGCGGCCATAGGTTCCACATGGGACCTCGATCGCAATGCCTGTAGAGACCAGTAGCCGCTGACCAGGATGAATAGTAAAGTCAACGCTAGAATAAAGATCGTATCCAGCAGCGTCACTAGAACCACGAGTAGGAATAGTCGATCGGTCATCAATTCTTCGAACAAGCAAATTCGGTGTTTGACAAGAACGCGTGGTCATTTCTATCCTATCAACGATCCTTGTTTTTATGTCAAATTGCAAAATTTGTCTTTATTCATAATGAGCCCGTACACAAAAGAACCTTCCACGATTTCTTCCCTGACAAGTTCTTGTTTCAAAATTTCCAATTCTAAACGGTGCACCTCCAAAACACTTAAAACTTCTTCGTAACACCCCGTGACAATCTTATCAACCTCTCGATCGATCTGGCGAGCGCTGAAAACACTCATGTCCTTATAGTCCACGCCGATGTAGGTCTCACCGAAACCCCACGCCGTGACCATCTCGCGAGCCAAAGCATTCACCTGACGGAGGTCCGCACTCGCACCGGTGGTGATCCTATCCTTCCCGTACACCAACTCCTCAGCTGCTCGGCCACCCAATAATACTTTGATCTGGTTCAAGTAGTACGTCTTCGTGTTCAAGATGCCATCCTCTCTTGGTGAAAAGAAAGTCACACCACCGGCATCACCCCGCGGGATGATGGACACCTTCCGGACTTCATCGTAGTCACCGACCAACACACCCATGATGGCGTGGCCAGCCTCGTGAAAAGCCACCAAATCACGCTTTTCGACACTCATGATCGTGTCCGATTTAGCCCCGACGACCACGCGCTGGTAGACGTCTTCGATGATCTTATTCGTGATCAATCCGTGGCCCTCACGGACGGACGCGATCGCCGCCTCATTCATGATGTTTTGCAAATCAGCCCCACTGAAACCAGTCGTCGAGCGAGCCAACTGTTCCAAGTCAACACTAGTGTCCAATTGCTTCCCTCTGGAATGCACGTTCAAAATTCGGAACCGGCCATCCTTGTTCGGGAGCGCGACCTGGATCTTACGGTCGAAACGCCCGGGCCTTAACAGAGCCTCGTCGAGGATGTCCGCACGGTTCGTGGCCGCCAAAACAACCACACCGTCGCTCCCCTCGAAACCATCCATCTCCGTGAGAAGTTGGTTGATGGTCTGCTCGCGCTCGTCGTTCGTGGCGAAACTGGAAGACCCACGAGCCTTCCCGATCGCATCTATCTCATCGATGAATACAATGCACGGCTGCTGCGCGCGGGCCAAAGCGAACAAGTCGCGGACACGCTTCGCACCCATTCCGACGAACATTTCCACGAACTGACTACCTGACACGGAAATGAAAGGCACCTCACTCTCACCGGCGATAGCCTTGGCGAGTAAAGTCTTCCCCGTGCCAGGAGGGCCCACGAGTAAACACCCTTTGGGGATGCGAGCACCCGCCGACACGTAGTCGTCTGGGCGCTTAAGAAAATCCACAATCTCCATGAGCTCACCCTTGGCCGCATCGATCCCTTCGACGTCTTCGAAGCGGGTCTTGATCTCTTCCTCCACGTCGAATTCTTTGTTACCAGTGGAAAGTGGACCACCACTCCCGATATTGGCCAGTGGCCCGAAAAGAAATGTCCTAATGGCGATGAACAAAAACACCAACATGAACGTCGTGCTGATCATGTCCAACATGGACATCTCCGCTTTGGGTGAACTCATGTCAATCGTGACGTTCGCATCGGCCTCGTTGAAGAGCTTCCACAGATCCTGATTAGGCATCACCTGGGCCACGCCTGTGTCACCAGTTTTGCCGTCCAAAAAAACAGCGATGGATGAGTTCGGGTTGAATGTCACCTCCGACACCCTGTTTTTTTGAACAAGTTTCACAAACTCACTGTACGTCCTGACCACCGGCTCGGAAGATGATTTTTTAGTTTCAATCTTCACTGGAGGTGCGGTGAAAAGTTTTCCAATTGTAAACATATTTACTTAGTACTAACCTAGGAGTTTTTTAATGCATATGCCACATCACACAATTCCTTGCGAGAGAGTTTTTCCAGGTTGGCTGGTAAATTCCGTGTCGTACTCTTTTTGATCACCTTTATGATTTCATCCTTGGTGAGACGAACACACTGCATGCCCGCGGGTTTGTCTGTGCCACCGCGGCCGATGGTACTCTCACCGAAACGAACGACACCATTCACCTTGGTTATGGTCTTGTGCCAATTCTTAGGGCCACCGGGGCGAGGAGACCTTTTACCACCACGCTTATTCACACGTAAGGCGTTCGGTTCTAACGACCCCAAAGCCTTGCGCTTGAGAGATTTTTCTTCAATCTTCATCTTCTTGCGTGGAGGCTCACTCATTATTACTCATGTGTGAGATTAAAATCTATTCACGTCCAAAATTAAAACCACCCGGCGACCCGTCCCAAACTTGACGAGGCTGTGTGACTTGGAGTGATCGAACAAGATGTGTTCGCCAGTCACGTGTTTGTGTGATCGCCCATCTGCAAGGTGGAGGATGCAATCACCGTCACCTTCCAACGTGAGATGATAACGTAACTGCAGATTGCTCTCCGCGCGATGAACAGGTATAGTCATCGGCCCGTCGATCACAGAAAACACAGCCGTGCTCGTGTCCACCGATGGTATTTCGTCGAGTAAGTTTTTCACGGCTGGGAAATCATCGACCTTGTAGTAGTAATAGTTTTCAGAGTGATCGAACCACTCGTCCATGTCGTGGAAATAACACTTCTTGGCCATGGGCTCGCCAATGACGAAGGCATTCCTGATCGTGTTCCACTCTGTGTGCACCATCCACAATCGGCGGTAGGTGTACTCGTCGCCTATGTCACCGAACAAGATGTCTATCAGCGTGTTCCTGATCCCCACCAGGGGTCGCCAAGGATTTTGAAAATACAAACGATCGATGGGATCAATCATGAAGTCTCGCATCACACATGCGAAGGCGACCCACAAAACAAGCATCTTGAATTTCACTTACAAAAAATAATATCAACAAATTACATACCAAACATGCCAGGATATAAAAAGTCTATGTACACTGCACCGAAACCCGAAGAAGGAAAGGAAACCTTGGAGAAGAGGTTCATCTCCATCCCTCGACCGACGAACGCACAGATCGGTTTCATCGTCGCCTTCATCACCCTCTTCCTGTTGTACGCCCCGAAGAAGAACAGAATGTCCACCTTTGCCTTCGCCGTGAGCATCGGCCTCGGCCTCGCACACATGTACGACCACCTCTTCCTCACCCAGCGTGGTGAAGAAAAGTTCGCCTTCGGCCGTTCGGAAGGTTACTGTTCCAAGTGTGGCATGTGAACTTTTTTGTTCACATACATTAACAAACCATGGCCGTCGTGTCACCCTCGAGAATTAGGGATGCGGCCGCGCGAACCAGAGATGCCATGCGCCGGCGTTTGAGCCTCAACCGCCAGAGGCAGCAGGTGCGTCGCCGACTGAACTTCAATTCCATCCAGACTGCACCCACGTACGAAGACAAAGCGTTACCCGCGAATGCCATGAACTTGTTCTCGTTGAATGCATTCAAGAAAGGTGACAAGGTGTTGAAGTATGGCCCGAACAAGTACATGAAGGTGACCGATTTCGCGAGATATTTGAACACACCCCGTGGAGGGCAGATGATCTTGAACCAGTTTTTAAGTGCCAACGGGAACAAAAAATTCTTCGCACCCAACGGTGTGCCATTCAGGAGGGGAAATGTGCAGTTTTATAAATTTGTCTAAAAGAGAAAACACAATATATGAGTAGTCACCATGATTTACGTATACACAGATGGATCTTGCATACATAACGGTAAAGAGAACGCCATGGCCGGAATAGGGATTTACTTCGGTGATGACGATCCTCGGAACGTGTCTCGTCGTGTTGTCGGGAAACAGTCGAACAACACGGCAGAACTTGGCGCCCTGATAGAGGTCCACGAGATACTAAAGGAAGAGATTGCTCGCGGTGAACTCGTGACCGTCGTCTCCGATTCACAGTACTCCGTGCGGTGCGCCACCTCGTACGGAGACAAGTGCGCGGCCGAACACTGGTCCAAAGACATACCAAACAAAGATCTCGTCAAAAAGGCGCACGCCTTGTACAAGGCGCACCCGAACGTCGAACTCTTGTTGGTGCGCGCGCACACAGGTAGGAAGGACGCACACTCCGTGGGAAACGATCACGCCGACAGGCTGGCGAACGAAGCCATAGGTTTGACCAAGTGCCCCTACGAAAAAATTTACTTGAACGTGCCGTACGCGGAGAAAGACTTCGCCAAGGAACACGGAGCTCGGTGGGACCCGAAAAAAAAGAAGTGGTGGACAAAGGAAGTGAATGAACAGTTGAAAAAGTTCGTGTGCCCGTGATGAAAAAGAAGGTGAAGTTCACCAAATGCGAGGTGTTCAGGATTTACATAAAAGACGAGGATCAAACGGAGCTCACGGTGAAGGAACAAAAGGAACTGAAATCCAAGTGTTCGGTGCTTTTCAAAAAGAAGCTAAATTCCTATCGGCAGTGCGGTAAGTTTTACCGCCGAGCACAAAGGAATGCACTCGAGCGTACGCCCACGCTTGTGGAGATGCACCCGGACGGTGACCAGTGCGCCAAGCAGCGAGGCCGCGATCGTAGACGGCACGTAACACGCGAACCGGTATCTTCGTGGCCCGTGCGATTTGCGAGAGAGTTTTTACGTCACGTCCGTACTTTCTTCGAAATCTAGCCGTGTAGCTCGAAGTCTTCGTACGCACACCTTTGTCAGTGGCGAAAGGTTTATAGTCGCGACGAAGCATCTTCACATAGCGTTTCTCGACATCCTTTAGAGTAGCCAAACCCCTGAAATACTTCAAAGGAGCATATATCTTACCCTTAGTTTTCCTAAGCTGTGAAATTTTATTTCTAATCTGCGTGTCCGTGAGTGGCATCACGACCCCTTAATTGAAGGAAAAGAAAAAAACGAACGCCAAAACATGCTCCCCGTGGAAGAGACCATAAGGCAACTCGAAAAACAACGCGACGCCCTCGAGGTCGCGATGAAGGCTGTGCAGGACAGGTATCACGAAGTGCAGGAAAGCGTGAATGAGATGTCCCGCCGGTCCGACGGGCAGAGAAAGGACATGATAAGAGCCTTCTTAAAGAAACTCGAACCGCAACTGCGAGAAAACCTCTGCGACGAACTTTGCAACTCATCGGCCAAGAACTCCTTGCAGATCTACGACGCGTGCGTGCAGCTTTTAGGGCCTAAGAGGAAACAGGCGATCCGCGCGTTTCAGAAAATATCACCAGACCTCTACTTAGAAAGGATCAGGGAAGATCTTTGCATGTGCACGAGGGAGTGCCTACGGGTGGTCAAAGCCATAAATTTAAATTACGAAACCGCTACTAGGATTAGAGAAAGCATGATGGCAACCTGTAGTGGACAAGCATAGAGCCTTGTGGAGTTTATTCACCGTAGGGTTAACCATAGCGCTTAGCTCCTTGTTGTATTGTTTGAGCTGCCACGTGTTTTTTATCATCCCTTCCATGATCCGGTCGTACAGAAAGTAGAACGCGAACGCCTTTGCCGGATCCCTGTCTTCGTACGGGTAGTCACGGATCATCGCGTCTTCGGCCCACAGAGATGGTGCCTTTGAAAACTGAAGAAAAGACAGTTTAGAAAGGCATGTCAATAGGGTCTTCGCGTCCTCGCGACGTTGGCTTGGCCTGGTTCGGTCGCGCATCTTTTTTTGAAAATTTAAATTTTTCTTCCACTTAAGGGGTGAGGCACGTGTAACCACACGCGATGTAATATACGTCCCTGAACCCGAGGCTACTGAGCTTCTGAGCCGCATAACGCGCGCGCTGACCTGTGTTGCAGTACACGAGCAACCCACGCGGTGGTAAACCCGTCGTCGTCTTCAACGATATGTCTTGCACGGGAATGTGTGCGGCCCCTGGGTAGTGGCCCGCGTCGAATTCAACTTTGGTCCGGACGTCGATCACGGTGTTTATTTCCCCCTTGGCGATTTTTTGCTTGGCCTGTGACGGGCTCAATAGTTGCCTCCCAGTGAAAGTGTACACCGCGGCCACTGTGGATATTAAAATTAATGTGATGATGATCGTGCGCCTCATTATAATATTATGTAGGTAAATAATAAATAAATGTCACTATGGGATCTTCTGCCAATCGAACTTCAGGACATAATAGTCAATAAGAGTGTGGAATTATGTCGAGAAGAGTACTTGAACCAGGGGATCAAGAAACATAACAGGGCCAAGAAGAAGCAAGGGCGGGGTTTGCTCACGGCCGACTTCATAAGGTACGTCATGGAATACACAACTGAACCAATGGAACTTCTGAACTGGGGTTTCGAAACGGAGATCCGAGAGTTAGAGATCTTAGTCCAGCCACCCGTGGAAATGCTCGCCGATATCCAAGACTACGACTACAGCACCTACTACGATGAGTTCCTGAAAAGGTCCATCGAGTACTTAGAAAACCCAGAAAACCAACAAGACTGGATCACACCCTCCGAAGACCAGTGGCTCACGATGTTCACGAAACTCAATAACTTTGTTCGAAGACACAAACACTTGAACATCCTCAAAGAAAACGACGGAACGGGTGCGCTCTACCTGTGGCTGGAATATCAAAAAGATCCAGACACGGCTAAAAAGATATCCAAGGAAAAAAGACACTCACTCCAATCACTCGGTGTTAGGATGCCACCCATACATAGAAACTAATTGTGATACATGTGTAATGTGCACGAGAAGGATTTTGTCGAAAGCTACTGACGCCATACCGGTGTTCAGTTTGGAGAACTACAAGGGCTACGCCAAGGTGACAGACGTGTACGACGGAGACACGTTCAAGGCGTGCATACTCTTGCACGGCCGAGTGAAAAAATTCATCTTCCGGACGTTGGGATATGACGCACCCGAGATGAAACCACCCTTAGCCATGTGCGACAGGAAAGACCACATCGTCAAAGCCGTGGAAGCTAGGAAACTCTTCATGCATCTGTTGGGGTTCGATGAGGATGGAAATTATCCACCGTGGAACCCTTTCATGTGTCGATGGAAAATCAACGGTTGGGTGTGGATAGAATGTGGCAAGAATGACAAGTATGGCCGAACCTTAGTCAGGGTGTACAAAAACAGAAAGTGTGTTAATGAACAAATGTTAGAGAGTGGGTATGTGAAAGCCTACGACGGGGGCACACGGAGTTAAATATAAGTCACAAATAAAAACACAGGACTATGAAAACATTCACTTCGGCCGATGGAATAAAAATCATGGTGGGTGAGAACGCCAAAGAGAATGACGTTTTGACCATGAATGCCTATCCCAAAGAGTGGTGGATGCACATCGCAGGCTGCCCGGGTGCACACGTGGTGATATGTCACGAGTGTGACACCGTACCCAAAGAAACAAGAAGGGACGCCGCAGCCTTGGCCGTGCACTACAGCAAACAAAGATCGAAGGCCAAGATGATCCCCGTGGACATGGCTCGTGTAGACCAGATCACAAAGTATGAAAAGTCTCACCACGGAGAGGTGTTTCTGGATGGTGAGATCATGCAACTCAATGTCTTCATAAACAAAGAAGGTCCGCGACTTAAAAGATTACTCAGTACTTAAATAAATGATGAAAGTTGTTTTCAAGCCGAGCCCTTCGGTGGCACACAAATACCGCGTCGTCTTCCCTGACAAAAGAGCCATCGATTTTGGTGTCAAAGGTGGCCAAGACTACACAACCCACGGGAACCCCATGCTCGTGCGTGAGCACATCCTCGATCACGGAGGCATCATTCCCGTACGTTCACTTATGGAGAAGGATCCACGTAAAATTCATCGAGAGATGTTGGAGATCGATAAAAGTACGAAAGAAGATTGGCATGACGTGTACTCCAGAGAATACTGGGAAAGGTGGCTTCTGTGGACTTACCCCAACGTCGAACACGCCAAACTCTTCCTAACTATGAGGCACAACCACTTATTCATGCCTTACGAGGATACATTTTATTAATTTGTCATTCAACCCTTAAAGAAATTTTTACGTGGTGAACGCCACAATTCGACGCACGATGGAATTGAGAAACAAGATGCGGGCCTTGGCCAAGGAAATAAAAGAGTGCCTCAAGCACAGCCCTAACCCGTACGCGTACAAAATAATGAATGACATCGTTGAGTATTACCTCCCGAACGATGTCATGCCAGCGAAAGACATGATCAAAAATCTCGAAGAAAAGTTTGATATGGTCTACACACCTGATGCGGAATGCTTGGATGAAGACCAAAAAAATTTTTGTTTAGCCTTCAACGAACATGGAGACTTAATCGGTGAGTGGGAAGAAAACGAAATCTACGAAGAGATTGAGGAAATCATGGAATTTATAACCCGCAATGGGTGGGAACTCATCGAAAATCCCATAGACGTGCAGTGCTACCTCATCGCACCCACGTGCACGGTGGCCACAATAGAAGACATAGTCTACCCACCTTTGTAATCTTAATTCCCGTACGCAACACCCGCTTGCCCACCCTTGATGCGCAAAATGTTCATGCACGGAGCGTACACTCTGTGCACGGCGTTACCACCGGACGGGCCGCTGATGGACAGCTTGGCCGTGTCGATGCGAGAGAAGTTGAGGGAACCTGTCATTTGCCCGCGGTTCAAGGCGACTTGGAACGGCCACGTGAAGACTGGAACGTTGTCGAGCACGGTGTCCGGAAGGTGCGTGCAGTGAAGTTCAGGGACGATGGTGTGGTGATAGTTGGCAGACATGTTTTCGAACAACGGGCTGCCGTTGATGTACATGGTGGCCGTGTCGAAGGTGTATTCGGACGACCAGTTCTGTGCGCTGGCGTTCGCAGAGGCCATGTGGATGGCACGGCACGGGTGGTTGAAGTATGAAAGGTCAACTTCGGTGTCCGTGTTCGCGCAGAGCTGCGTTTGGACTTGATCGATGAGGATGGCGTGTTCATTCTTAGTGAAGAACTCACGCTCCTCGGTGTCGACGAAGATGAAGTTGGCGTAAATCTTCGGGGTGTCCGTGCGAGTCAAACCCGGGCGGCACTTGATGCGCACCTCCACCTCGACGTGTTGCATCGCCAGAAGCGGAAGGGCCTTGGACCAGTCTTCACTGAAGAAGAACGGGATCACGTAGTGATCGGCGTTTGATCCACCGGCACCGATGGCGTTCCCTTTCACATCGTTGGTCGAGATCGAACAGGACGCCTTGGCGCTGTCCGTGCGGTACAAAACGTTGTGCACGGCCTGGACGTAAAGGCTGTCCATGGTGACCACTTTTTGGCCACCGATCCAGAGAGAGAACTCGGTCGGGGCGGAATCCGCCGAGAAAAGGCCGGTGGTGTTATCACCGACGGCACCGATGGAGGACCCTTCGATCCAGATGGTGGACAACAAGTCACCCTTGGACTTGATCGGGACGACGACTTCGGTGTTCGCACGGAACTGGCCGATGTAATCGAGACGCTCCGGCTTGACGCAGAAGTTCGTGTACTTTCGGTACGCTTGTCTGAAAAAACTGACGTCGGGGGTAGACGTCAAAACGGAATCTTGAACTCCCCTGCTCGCGAGAACAATCTGAGCAGCCATTGTTTACTACTAAAAGATATTAAAATTTTTGGGCGATGTCTACATAAATGGTCGTCTTCCAAGCACTCACCTGGGAACCCAGAGACGATGACGAAGATGAAGATGAGCGACGCCACCTGATTTCCATCTTCGGCAAGACGGGTGATGGGCGATCCGTGTGCGTGACCACGAGTTTCCAGCCGTACCTATTCGTGCGGATGCCGAACGCGTCCAAGGCGACCGGGGTTGAGATTTTCACGAAACTCAACAAGCTCTGCCCCGACTGCCTCACGGGCTATGGCTTCCTGATGAACAAAGACGTTTGGGGATTTCAAAACAACGAGCGCGTGCCTTTCATGAAACTCGACTGCGTCGACCTCGACGCTAGGCGCATGGTGGACTACACCCTACGGAGGCCACTCGAACTGAGCATGGGGGTCACCAGGCTCAGGGTGTACGAATCCAACCTAGACCCAGTGCTTCGCCTCATGCACCGCACGGACGTCATGTCCACCGGGTGGTTGGAAATCGATGAAGACATGTGTGTGAAATCATCTATCGCCACCACGGACGTCGATCTGTTCTGCCGAGACTGGAAGCTCCTGAAGCCCGTGGACAAGGACGACATGGCCCCATTCGTCGTGGCGTCCATAGACATAGAATCGTACTCGTCCACAGGGAAGTTTCCTGATGCGGACGTGCGAGGCGACTGTTGCTTTCAGATTGCCATCACCCTATGTGAGTTCGGGAGTGATGAACCGTACGATAAGACTATATTGTGTTACAAAAAAACCGATCCAGATCTGGACGGTGTGCGTGTGCTGAGCTTTGACACCGAACGTGGCATGCTGGAAGCATTTCAAAAATACTTGGTGGGCAAAGACGTGGACATCATCACAGGGTGGAACATATTTGGTTTCGATCTCGAGTACATATTCAAACGCGCGCTGATATGTGGGTGTGCACCCCAGACTTTCCACATGAGCAAACTTCGCGATCACAGGTGTGAACTCAAACACAAAAAACTCTCATCCTCCGCACTGGGAGATAACGTCCTGAAACTCCTACCCATGCCTGGGAGGTTCATCTTCGATCTCTTCCACGAGGTGAAGAAAAACTACAAACTCGACAGCTATAAATTAGACAACGTGTCCAAGCTCTACCTCGGGGACCAAAAGATAGACATGCCGGCCAGGGAAATGTTTAGGCGGTTCGAACGCGAGGATCCCGTCGAACTTCGAGAGGTGGCCGAGTACTGCGTGAAGGACACCCTCTTACCACATCGCTTGATGAAGAAGCTGTGCACTTTGCTCAACATGATGGAGATGGCAAAGGCATGTTGGACACCTCTCCAATATCTTTGTGAACGCGGGCAACAAATCAAGGTGTTCAGCCAGCTGACCAAAAAAGCCCGCGAACTCGGATTCATGGTGCCCGTGATTAGGAAAAACAAAAACGCCCTGGATGAAGGCTACGAGGGTGCCACCGTCCTGGAAGCACAGAAAGGTGCCTACTACACACCCATCACCGCGTTGGATTTCGCCTCACTGTACCCTTCAATCATGATGGCACACAACATGTGCTACAGCACGCTGGTGCTGGACGAACGAAAATACGGTAACATACCTGGCGTGGAATACGAAACCTTCGAGTTGGCCAGTGGCAAGAAGTACAAGTTTGCACAGAACGTGCCAAGCCTTCTCCCAGAAATCCTCTCAGAACTCAAAGTGTTCAGGAAGAAAGCGAAGAAAGACATGGCCATGGCCCAAGGGTTCATGAAGGAAGTGTTCAACGGTAAACAACTCGCCTTTAAAATTTCAATGAATTCCGTGTACGGGTTCACGGGTGCGTCCTCGGGCATGCTTCCGTGCGTGGCCATCGCATCGAGCGTCACATTCAAAGGCCGTTCGATGATTGAAGAGACGAAGAATTACGTCGAAAAACACTTCCCCGGGGCCAAGGTGAGGTATGGAGACACCGATTCCGTGATGGTTGAATTCGACGTCCAAGGGCGCACTGGCCAAGACGCCATCGACTACAGTTGGAAGCTGGGTGAACAGGCAGCCGAACAGTGCACGAAGTTATTCAAAAAACCCAACGACCTGGAATTGGAAAAGGTGTACATGCCGTACTTTCTGTACTCCAAGAAAAGATATGCCGCCAAACTGTGGGAAAAATCCAAATCAGGTAAAGTGGAATTCAAATACATCGACGTCAAAGGGCTACAGTTAGTGAGAAGAGATAACACACCGTACGTGCGTGAGGTGTGCAAAGAACTTTTAGACGTGGTGTTGGAATCGAGTGATCCTAAACCAGCCATCGAGTTAGCCCGTGAACGCGGCCTCGAACTTCTCACAGGTGACGTGCCCACGGAAAAACTTGTCCTCAGCCAAACACTCTCAGACACCTACAAAGTGAGTGGAGAACCAGTCTCGGTGAATGACGAAAGGCGATGTTGGGAAATTTCAATGTCACACGTGCAGGTGAGAAACAAAATGCGAGAAAGAAGACCCGGGAGCGAACCACAGACAGGTGATCGCGTACCCTTCGTTCTCACGCAAACCGGTGATCACCGAGCGCCGGCGTTCCAAAAAGCCGAAGATCCGCAGTACGTGAAAGAAAACAACATACCCATCGACTACTGGTACTACTTCGATAACAAGTTCACCCAGCCAGTGTCAGATCTTTTGGAACCACTGGTCGGTGACAAACCTAAATTAGCCATATTCGGAGAAATCATCACCCAACACAAACCGGTGACGAAGAAAAAATCAAATGGCCCACCACTCAGTGGAATGAAAAAAGCAGATCTCATATTGGAGTGCCAGAGACTTCAAATAGATGACACTGGTAAAGTCGATGAACTCAAAGCCAGGATAAAGGCGGCCAGGCAGGAAGAGACCGCCGAAGACTTGTTTAAAAATTACACACAATCCTTTGGTAAGGATGACGGAACACATGGACATAAAACAGCGGGTGTCGGAGATGATAGAATTAGAGGTGGAGCGGAGGGTGAAGATGCAAGTGGAAGAGGTGACGAGGCAGATGAATGAAAAACTCAACGCGTACATTCAAAACATATCGGCCACGCACGGGATTAACATCCAACTTCTTCTTCGAGACGTGCCCACTCTAGCTGAAGACAATGACATGTGCCGCGGGTTGAAGAAAGACGGGACGAGGTGTACGAGGATTGGGAAGTTCCACGGGTTTTGTCAGATACACTTGTATCAGAGAGAACACTGCCAACCGGTGGAGATGCGGAGGTCGTCTTCACACACTCACGATCACACGATTTTGTACCAACACGATTGCCCGGCATGCAACCCACTTATAGATTTGAATGATGTATTAAACAAATGAGTAAGTCTGAGATCCTTTTGAAATCTGTCGAAAAATTCTATGAGAATGTAGGGCACTCCAAGATCCTCATGGAAATTTTGAATAAGAAATCGGTATCTCTTAGAAACATCGAATGGTTCATCACCAAGTACGCTCGCAAAAATAATCTGAGCTACACCACCAAGGATGGGAAGTTCTTCACCGTCCACATGGCCTACAAATCATCCCTCGACGGCTACTCCAAGAAACTCTTCGACCCATTTTGCCGGTCCGAAAAGTTCCTCTTCAAAGTTCCTGGAACGGGTGATCAAGTCATGACCACACTAGCCCAACTCAACTTCATCAAGTGGTGCATAAGGAACAATGTGATCGACTTTTTGTCCGATAACAAAACTCTTCTGGATCACAAGATGTAAGGGTGGCGCTCGCGCTCCTCCTTGGTGCGAATCAACTGCGTGATCCCCAAGAACAACACGGTAAGGAAGATGGTGTCCTCGAAATCGCGCGCAGCCGCAAACGCCAATACCATCAGAGTGGCGAACTTGAAGTAGACGTTCTGCATTAAATCAAAAATCATCTTCGGCGTCTCGGTAATCCCCGGTGCGCCAAAGATACTTTGTAACAAAATGATGATCCCGAACACTAAAGGCCCATTCACCACTTCTTCGGATTTCGGAAGGTAATCCACACCTGTGTGAAGAACCATGCCCAAGGTGGACAACAAGATCATGGAAATGAGGAATGCGTTCGACTGCATTATTTAATATTACACGAGATTTTCTTTAGCTAACCGAGAAGCCAAGACGCTGTCGTACAGGCATGGGTGGGAGTACCGCACCTCTGGGCGGATCACAACCTTTCGATCGATGTGCTTCGAGATGTAGTCGTAATCGTATCCCTCCGACACGACCACCACGCAGTGGCCTTCGATGGCGTACGTGTTCTGGACGTCGAAGAGGTAACACTCGTGACTGCCGATGGGGATGACCACGTCACACGTCAACGGGTTGTTCGACCCGAGAAAAGTCACCAAGTCGGCACCAGGGACCTCGAAGAAAACCACCGAGTTCGTCGACTTTGCTTGCACCTTGGCGTTTCCCAAACGGTTCGTGAGCTCCTGGAAGGCCGTCTGGAAACCGACGCACCCGTAGCGCGTCATGTCCACCTCCAAACCCACCACGCGGAGCCGTGGAATTTTAAGTTCAATCTCCTTCATAGCCGATTGGTAACTCTTTTCCTCGCCCACGCAGTACAAACAAGAAAGATGCTGGATGTGACCATACGCCTCAGAAAACTTGAAAGGGTCGCACTCGTCCACGGATAACACAGATCCAGGCAAATGCCACGTGTTCTCGTAAGAGAGTGTGTCACTGAAC